CTTCTTCTGCACCTTCTTTAATTATAGCTGTAAACTCAGGATAACCTCCTTGTGTACCAAACCCAAATGTATATGTTCCTAACAGAGAATCACTTTGTCTATTTTGAAACACTAACAATGCATCATTATTCATCTGCATAGAGTTGTTTTGAGGTAATAATGGAAAGCCTTTGATTTGTTTTTCTGCAAGATCTAGATCATCATAAACTCTACCTTCTTTCTTTTGCAGTAACATGTAAAGATTCTTATATGTATCAGGACCATTAGTAAGATTTAAAAAGTCATCACTAAAACTTATGTTTTCATATTGTTCTTGTATTGCTTTTATAATCAAGTGTATTTTTATAGCATATGTAAGATCTTCAAACAATACACCATGCACATCATCAGTTGTTTCAGTTCCTGATCCATCATCTGTTGGAAACAAATTACCTCCTAATGCTGTATTATCTGTACCATCTGCATTTATGTAAGGTATTCTATTAGTTGAATTATAATAAAACCTTTGTGTGTTAGATATTAGAGGTACTATTAAAGCTGCATCATATTGCACACTATCTACTGTATGTTGATAACCAACAGAATTAGTTAATATATTTTCTATTGCTGCTGCACTATATACAGTATTGAAATTGTTTAGCCAAGACAAACCTGATAACTCATCATCTCCTAGTAAGTCTTTTAGGTTTACAGTATTTCCATAAAATGTAACTCTATAAGATCTAGGTTTACCTTTTTCTAAATCTACACCTTCTAATGTTATCTTTCCTTCTCTATATGGTATTGTGTTTAATTCTATTCTTGCATCTACTTTTTTTCTAGCATCAAATGTATATCCTTGTGCTAAATTAAATCTGTAGTAGTGTTTAAATATCTTGTTGTTTGTATCTGATGCAGGTAAAGAAAAAGGCTTAGTAAAATCTGTAAAAACCTTAGATACATCTTTTATGTTTTGTATTGTTTCTGTTAAACTAACAGATTCATCAGAGAATAGATCTACTCTTTGATTGTTTATGTATAATTGAAATTTACTCATTATCTTACACTATTAACTACATCATATGCAAACTCCATTTCTAAAGAGTAGTTTACAAGTTTATCATTTACTTTGGTTTTTTTGGTTAATGAACTTGTTATTACATTCATTGGATATATAGTGCTGTTTGTTCCTATTTTTGCATACACCTGTTCTGATAACATTAGTTGTTTAATAGTTTCAAATTGTCCTTGATCTATATAACCTGTATTTAACTGTATTGTTTCTGATCCTTGTTTGTTGTACACATACTTTTGATGATCTGTACTTGAATATGTGTTAGCTTGTATTAGCATAGATTCATAGTTCTGTTGTGTAGAGTTAAAACCTATTGTGTGTTTTTTGTTAAAATGAAACTCTTGTAAAGCTCCAAATTTGTTCATGAATATAATTTTGACAATATCAAATACTGGCTCACATATTCTGTTAATCTGTACAGTAATACCTCCTACTGTAACACTAGTGTCTGATGATGATACAGTAGTATATGAAACTGCATTAGATGATTCTACTGGTATGTATGCATCTCCTGTTTCAGGTAAGTACATAACTGTAGCACTTTGTAGCATTTGACCTGATGATAATTGATGATTAGCTCCTTCTATAAATTCTGAGTAAGCATCAAATCCATATAATGTGTGTGTTACTGTTTCTGATCCTATTGGAGAATCAGGATTACCTGCTGCAGTATTAGCAGCTCTTGTTACTTTGTTAGGTGTATAGAACTCAACTTTAATTGTAGCAGTAACTGTTTGACTTGATATAGTAGTAGATGAATATGGAAACACACCATCCCATGTAGGATTAAGGTAGTCTCTTATAAGTTCTGAAACTTCAAAAGTTATTCTATTACTTGATGTATCTTTTGATATTACATACACATCTGAACTATTTATTGTAATAGTTAAATCTGCTGATGCAGCAGTTGTGCTTGATGTCTGATCAATAAAGAAAGGTGATCTAAGTCTTGCTAAGTATGTTGCCATTATTTTGTTGTAAATTTTAAAAAGTTGTCTATGTCTAATTCATATTTGTCTATAAATTCTTTTGGTAATTTTTTGTATGCTGCTTCAAAGGCATTAGTAAAAAAGTAAGTAGGCTCTAGTCCTTTTATAAATATAGATCTAGCTATTAGAAATGTTAGTGATTGTCTTTTAACAAATCTACCTTTTGCATCTCTTGTGCCTTTCAGTCCTCTTTTTACAACCCACTTATCTAATGATTTAGGAGGAGGCATTTTAGATTTAAAGCTATATGTAGGTAATCCTGCTTTTCTTTTACCATATCTTTTCTTCTTACCATCAACACCTGCATCCTGGAACTGACCATATCCTTCCATTTCAAAGTCTAACTCAAAAGATTTAGGATTCACCTTTACATCACTTTTAAGAGATCTAGATAATTTACCTGATGCATTTTTTTTCTTTAGGTTTTGTTTTGCACCCCTAATTACTTCTCTTGCAAAGTCTTGTAACACTTTTGTAGTCTCTTTATATTTCATTAGCAATAATCTAAGTCATTAAATATTTCTACTGTAAATGATGTTGCCCATCCTGCTAGTACATTCTCAAATCTATCAAAGAAAGGTTCACATGTTGCATCACCTACAAGTTGATAACCATCTTCATACATCTGTCCTTTTCTAAGTCTTGTAATAAGTTTATTAGATACTGAGAGTTGTGTATTTAGAATATCATGTGTGTTGCTGTTTCCTAAAAACAAGTCATTGACATAATCCTTAGTTGTATCTATCTGCTCCATTGTTAGTATAGTAAAACTAAACTGCATAGTCTTTTCTGCATGTACTACATTCTCTATTATCATATGTGCTAGAGGAAAGATAGTCTGCTTACCTAGATCTATATCTGTTATGTCTCCAAATGTCATTGTCTTTATACTAGGATTGTTTATTAGTTCATTTTTAATTTCTTCAACTACTAAATAAAATCCTCTTTGTGCTTTATCTGCCATGCTTTCTTTTTATTCTTTGATTTTCTAATATCTGTTTTTCATTTACAAATTCTAAATACATTAAGATTTTGTGTAATCTCTGTTCTGAGATATGTTCAAATCTTGTAACATCTCCTTGAGCTGCTTGGTAAAATGATGTATACCAACCCCATTTTCTGCTAAACCCTGCTTCAGAGGAGAATCCTCCTTCAGAATCCCCTTCTGCAAATAGTCCATCATAACTATTGACAACTCTTTGCCTAAATTCATTAAAAAAAAAACTGCACCTAATGCATATGCTAGTGGCATGTCTTTCATAGTATCATCTGTAATAGCAGTATATTCCTTTATGTTATATCTGCCTCTTACACTAATATCTACTGGTCTATACAATACCTGCATAGCTTTATGCATTTCTTGCCAGTCTCCTAAATAGCTGTCTAGATCTACAAACTCTCCAAAGCTAATTTCATCTAAGTTTGGTATAAATCCATAGTTTACACCATTTAAGTGAAACTCTTTCTTTAACTTCTGATCTTCTTCAAACATAATCCCAAGATCTGTTACTATCTCTTGTACATCTCTCCATCTCATCTTCATAACATAATCTAGTCTTGTGTTACAAAAGATCTCTATCATTTTCTGAGCTATGAAGGTTTCATCTTCATTCTCCTTTTCCATTTTCAAGTATTTCTGATACTGTCCTAATGTTACTTCTCTTAGGTTTTCAGGTATCTGTAGTGTTAGTTCCATATC